AGTAATATACTTGTGAAGATCTATCTGGATCTAAAAAGAATGATACTGTTATGAAAGTATCATCTGCCATAGTTGCAACATCTTCTGTAGAAGTGTTTGTATTATCTTTTTCAACTAAGAAATCAAGACCTGCATCACCATCTGCGGAAATAAAGAACACGCCATCTGTTGTATCAAGTGGTGTGGTATCTGTTATACCAAGTCCGATCACAAAATCTGATTGGTCTACATCACTAACTTTAAATCTTGCAGAAAAGTAAGCTCTCTTACTTGTGCTTAATTTAAAAGCTTCGCCTTTAAGCTGTAAAAAATCTAAGTCATTGTCACCTGCAGCATTAGTCAGCAATAAATGCCCACCAGCTCCAGAGGTAATTGCTTCAGATGCACTACCTGTGCCAGCTTCAGTTGTAGTAACCGTCCAATCACCAGAATTATATGTAAAGAAATCATTGTGATACATATAATAGGTTTGATCAGATGGATAAGGTACAAACATTGGTAGGTCTTTCTTATGCTTAGTTGCAACATTGTTACCTGCCCAAAGTATTAAGTTTTGAAAATGTGGATTAGCCATTATGAACTCCTGTAAATTGTATTAATGGAAACCTTGCGGCCCTCATCAAGCTAATTAATTTAATAACCTTTTAAATTCTATACCTAAATTATTTGCTCTGCAACAAAAAAGGGAGCCGAAGCTCCCTTAGAAAATTGTAGTTGAGTAAGAAACGCTACAATAAATCGTTCCTATTAAGCTCCTTGAGAACCAAAAACGGCTCTAAAGTTTGAATATCCAAAGCTGTAACGCTCTCTAGCTTTATATCGCATATTACCTGTATCAAAGTCACCTTCTAATGCAGTTTGCATTGGAGATCTCTCAAAATACTTAAATCCATCAGGACAGTCTGTTTTCAAGAAGAAAGCATCTGTATCTGTTAGATAGTTGTTTACGACATAACCATCAGGGATCATTCCAGTGTTGTTGATAGCGTTAACATCATTGTCAGATGTGCCTACTCTCCCAGGAGATTGTAGTAATCTGTCAGCGACAAACACCAACTGTGGTGGAACAATGAGTTTCATACCTCTTAGTGCAATGTTTAGACCTCTATCATCGGTAAATGTAGAAATACTAATTAGTGCATCTTCAAGTGAAGTCTCATTTAAGTCTGCCATAGTAGCAGCCCTGTTTGCTAGTGAACCTCCGCCACCTAGCGGGTGATCTGTTGCGATTAATACTTTACCATCTCCACCAACTGTTGAGAACGCATTGTTCAAAACAGCTGCAGCTTTGATTTGTTTTGTATTAGCCATAGATCTAGCTAGTGCTTTGGTATATCTTGCACCGAGTCTATCATAAAGATTATCCTCGATTGCCTCTTCAGTAAGTGCGAAAGCTAAAGCCACTGTTTCGTGGGTATAACGTGAAGTATATCCTTCGTTAGCACTGTCAAATCTGACACCACTACCTTCTGATTTTACCTCTGCATTACCAAACCCTACAATTAGAGTTTCTTCTTCAAACGCTCTATCAGAAGTTTCGGAATCGAAAATTTCTAAATGTTGAGCTTCGTATCTGGCATATTCCATACCGAACAAAGCATTAAGACCTGGCTCTAATTCTTTCGCTAATTGCGCTCTATTAATTGCCATTTAATTATACTCCTGTTGGATCGATATAGAAATGCTCATTAAACTTAACTATAACGTTTACGTTAGCTGAACCTGTTGTGCTGTTATCTGGATCACTTGAGAATCCCATGATTCTAAAAGTGGCAGATGTTGCTGCTGTAGTACCAGATAGTTCAACTGCTGACATTCCAGTTTTAACGGAGCCAGCGGTATAAGAAATATCTGCATTGAGTCCAACATCGGTCTGCGCTGGAGAACCAGCACTTTGGATTTCAAATACAGCATCAGGGTCATCATGAACAAACGCTACAATATCAGACGATACAGTACCATCAGGGTAATGAGATTTAAAAACTACATCTCCATTTGAATCTGTAAATTTACAACCTCTAAATACACCCAAGGATTCATCACCAGCAGCTGATACTAAAATAGTACCTGCGTTGGTCATTTTTACTAAATCGCCAGAAAAAATATTCCCAGAAGCACCAGAAGCAATTTTGTATTCTGTTAACCCATTACTGAGTACGCCAGAACCTAATTTGCCTACAAGTCTTGCTCCAAAGGGGGCATTTTTGTTAGCCATAATAAGTCACCTTATATATTTAATATATGTTTTAGCGATCAACTGCGTTGACCACCGCCAAATGTTGTTTTGCTTTCTCTCCTCGGTTTTAAAATCGGGGAGTTTGGATCTGATTCCTTCATTAGATCATTGTCAACAGCATCTTGCTGAGTTTGTGCACGTGCAGCGAAGTAGGAGTTTCTCTCTTCACGTGTTTCATTAGGAATCCTAGCCAAAAGCAAACCACCTCGTTTTACAACTCCTGCATGTTGGCCTTCATCCATAACGGTGTATTTTTTTAAATCATCAGCACTAATTTCTTCAGATCTTACAAGCTCAAATCCTTCGCTTAATCTATCAGAAATATTACTACGATCCTCTACACCTAGAGTCTCAGCCCTAATCCACCTGTGAGTATAACCTTCAGGTGCTGCAGGAGCATCCAACCTAGATGGTGGGCTCCATACTTTGCGAGCTTCTTTACTAGCTCGAGTGTCAGCAGAACGTGCAGTTCTGTTTAAATCTTTGTTATCTTCTGTCATAACTATTACCTTTTAACATATTTTGCGTACTCTGTTAAGGGTACGTTTAATTTTTTTGCCATTTGTACTTCTGCAGGAGACAGTTTTACTTGCCTTTTTGAGCTTGTATTACCTGCTACCCTGCCTGCTGAAGCCACCTTTTGTTGAGGCTTCGTCTTAACAGAAGACTCTTCAAACTTGTGTGGAAACTCTGATCGCATCATTCTGTCGACTTCATTGTAATAATCGTCTGTTTTTGGATCATATCCCTCTTGTATTAATTTTTGATCTATTGAAAACGCAGCTAGTGTCATAATTTCGTCTTCACCAAACCATTCATTTTGCTCAACCCAATTTTGTTGTTTTTCATCAAGCTGTGGGGCAGGTTGTGGTTGTGCTGGCTGTTGATAATTTTGTTGTAGATTTTGCACCTGTGTTTCCTGCTCTAAAGCAGTTTTAGATGCTTGAACTCTTGTTTCTTCAACAGCTATTTTAGCTAAAACATCTTGTGCTTTTGCTACTTTTTCATAATCTTGATTTTCATGGGCTGATTTTAAAGCTGTCATCGCTTGTGTTTTTTGTGATTTGAGTCTACTTTCAGCTTCAGTAAGAAAAGATCTGTCTAAAGTTGTACTACGAACCCGTAATTGTTCATTTTGAGCCGCAGTGCTTTTTGCATATTCATAGGCTGAATCTCTGCCTCTTTCTGCCTCTCTTAACTTTCTAGTAAGAGTGTTTATTCTTTTTTTTACTTTAGCTGAGTAATCCTCGTGCTCATCTTCTTTTTTTGTTTCTTCTGTTTCTGAAACATCTTCCAAAACAGCTTCTGCCTCAACATCGTTAGTTTCCGTAGTGGTTGTTGTTACGGGTTGTTCTTCCTTTACAGGTTCTAACTCAACAACCTCTCCCTCTTCTATGTCAGTTTCCTCAACTGCTTGTGTATTTTCTTCTGCCATCTTTTCTCCTAAACTGCAAGAATATCGTCTGGGTCAAGTATAGTTGCAATAACTTCATCATCGTTAATAATCCGACACTCAGATTCATCACCGAGCTTAAAGCGTGCACCTGCATACCTGCCAATCAATACCCATTGTTTTTCCTGACACCAAGGTTCTGCAAATTTATTTGCATCCTTGTAGCAATCAGGACCCATTTTTACAACATACCCCACAACTGTAGCTAGAGATTCTCTATCTAAAGTTTGTTGTACTAAATGAATACCACCTTCGGTTACACCTTTACCCTTATAAGGTAGTATTAAAATACGCCAACCTGTTGGTTGTGGCATACGCTCTAAAATTGATTTGTCGAGAAGTGTAGGGTCAAGAACACGTGCTTCTTGTGACACGTATGGCACTTCTTGACTAACTTCTTCTTTTGTTTCTTCTTGTTTAACTGCAGCTTTTTCAGCTTCTATTTCTTTAGCTATATGATCAGGAACCTGTATTTTCGATGTCATCTTGTATTACCCTTCCGAGCAGTTCTCTAAATATATTTTCTGCGTCAGCGAGAGAACTGTAACGCCCACGCAGAAACTCGTATTGTGCATGATCTTTACACCCTGCGAGCATTGTATCTGTAATGTCTTCTCTTCTTAGTTCTAGTTCTTTTAAAAACTTTTTACTTAACCAAGCTTCAGACATTAATAAACACCAGAAAACTTACCGCCAAATTCTGCGGCTCCCATACCTCTAGCTTTGCCTTTTCCCATACCTGGTTTTGGTTTGGTATTTGCATCAAAAGTGCCAGCATCAGACTTCAAAGAAACACTACCCTTATTACTATAAGGATTTTTATTCTTTAAAGGTGTGGGGGTTTTCTGTTGTTTGATCTCTGTTCTTTTAATCATGTGCCTAATTATGTGGCTCTATTTTTATTTTTGCAAGTTTTATTTTCTATTTTGCAGATCTAACATTTTAAAACGGGCTTGTTGTTCAAGCCTTTCTCTTGCAGTGTCGTCACGTAAATCTGCTATATCTTCTTGTGTTTCTATTCTTTCACGATCTACTGTTGCACGTAATTGTGCCTCTTGTGCTTTCCGTTGTTCCTCTTGTAAGAATTGTTGTTGCTCCATAGATAATTCTTGGCCTCGCAAAGCAAGTTCTTGTTTTCTGATAGCCACTAATGGATCTTCGTCACTAGGCGCTTCTACTTGTTGCGTAAATTCAGTTACAAGCTCTGCCATAATTGGTGAAGAAAATTGCGCTATCATGTCATTCACTTGTAGGGCAAGTTGTTCTGCTTCTGCAGGTGAGGCCTGTTGTGCCTGTTGTTCAAGTTGTTGTAATTGTTGTTGCATTTCTGGAGGCATTTGTTGTCTGCCCAAAGCATCTGCTTTCATTTGTAAGTGTTGCATTATGTGTGAATGAATTAAGGCTTGAACTTGTGCGTTCATCTGGACAGGTGGAGACTTTAACAATGCCATATGCGTTGCTATATGTGCATCATGGTTTTGTTGTGGAAAAGCTTGCGCTTGTTGACCTAGTAAAAGTTTATTGTTTTCAAACCCTGCTTCAGTTGGTTTAGGATCAGTTGGGGGTGGTGGTTGTAAAATTTTATCAATATTATCCACACCTATGGCCGCATACATTCTTTTGTATGACTCATAAATACCGCTTGGTCCGTGCACCTCTGGATTAGATTGTACTAATTGCATCATCTCCTGTGCCATAGCTATTCTTTGTGATTGGCTAAATATATCTGGGTTTGATATAGGGAAAATATCAACTCTTTCATCAAAGTCACTTAATTTAATATTTGCTTGACCACCAGCTATTGCATAGGGATACTCTTGAGGTAAATATTCTTGAAAAACTTGTGCAAGCAGTTTGAACTCTTTTTTCTGTGAATTATGTAATCTTTTGTGAATAGCTGATAAAACTTTAGTTGAACGCTCTAATAACGCTAATGTTGTGCCTACAGGAGCGTTTGGATTACCTTGTCCTGTGTTAATTTCTGCAATAGAAGCAAACTTTTTACCACCATCTACTAATATACCGAGTAAATTTAACAATGTGCCACTAGGTTCTTTGAAAGGCAATGGTTGTATGGATTCTCTTAATGAACCACCAGGCGCATCTACATCTCTAAACTCCCCTGGCTGTATTGGAGTGTCTTCATCTCTAATTCTAATACCACGAGTTTTAAAACCTGCGGGTAAATTAGCTAATGTACCTGCATCTATTAGCTGACGCAGAATAGAAGTTGATGCCTTAGACAAACCACCTATCATATGTGTTAGACCAAAGCCATAAAACCCTAAACCAGGCAGAAACTTAAAATGTACGAAGTATTCAACCTTGTTTTTGAGGGGATCATTCTCTACAAAGTTTCTACGCACTGACAAAATCTCACGTGAATTAGCATCAATGGTGACAATATAGGGTAATTTTACACCTGTTGGCATACCATCCGCATCTACATCTTCAAATCCATCTATTTCAAGGTTACAGTGCACTTCATACAGCAAAGATACCTCACCTGTATCGTATGATGGCTCTAAACCAGATAATTTGTTTATTTCTTCTTTTGCGTCAGAGGTTACTGAATCTTCATCGCCTGTTTCTATGTCAATTTTTCTATAAAAACCTATAGCTTGTAGTTTTTTTACCTCATTTTCAGGCATTTTCACTACATTAGTGATGCGAGGGCAAGTTTCTAAGTCCGTAGTAAAATAAGGAACTATCAAATCTTCAGGAGCTACAAATTTAGAAACCGCCCTGCCTAATCCTTCATCATAATAAACTTTTTTAAATGCTGATCCTGCTAATGGCAGGTAAAACAGCATTTGATCTAACTCTTCATCAAATTCTTCCATGACATGAACAATCTGATAATTCATAAATTCTTTAACTCTTTGTGCTTGTTCTTCAACAGCACCATCATAGGCACCAATGACCTGTGTTTTTACAGGGCCGCCAGAGGGTAAGAGCTCTTTATAGGCTTGGGCTTGAAAAGTAGTAACAGCTTCACCTAATAAGGGGTGAATCACACCAGATGCACCTTCAAATGGCTCAGATCTTTCGTCATCAAACTTCATACCAAGATATTTTAAGCCGTCAGTGTAGGTTTTTTCCCAATCTTCCCGTGAGGATTTATCTTTTTCAATACCATCTACTAATTGATTGGATATACGCATGAGTTCATTTTCATCTAACAACTCAGCAAGGTTTTCATTAAAACCGCTTTCAACAGGTTGTTGCATGCTTGATTCAAGGATAGCACTGCCATCTTCTTGCATGACAAAATCCTCCGCATTAGCGTCAGAAACGGCATCAAGCACAACATCCATACCCTCATTACCTAACGGAACTTGATTTTCTTCGTTGAGTACGGTTGGATTTATGTCTTTTTCTATTGCCATCAGTAATATACCCTTCTAACTGGTGCTTTTTCCTCGTCTGAATAGTCATCTTCTAAAGAGACTAAACCACCTTCTCTAAAACGCATCAGAGCTTGAGTCATAGTATCACATAAATCATCATTTTTACCAAAAGGGAAGGCAGCACACTCCTCGATCATTTCCTCTGCAAACTTACGTTGTGGTGCATAAACTAATTTTGATTCAAAAATCGGTGCTACTGAGTGCATCCTAGTGGATTTGTCGTGTCCTCGAGTAGGTGAGTAATTGACTACAGGTATACCTAGCCTTCTTAGTTCATGCGTTAATGGTGTACCAGAGGCTTTAGCTTCAATTAGTGTCATATCTGGCTCCCAATACTTATATTCATTAAAAGCAATACGTTTGAGTTCAGGAAAATCCCATCTACCCTTCTGTGCATCTAGCAAAATCAAACAATCAGGTGAGTCTGGCGTAGGACGAAACACACCCCAAGTAGAAATAGCAGAATAGTCAGCGTTTTCTTTCTTAGAAAAAGCAGTATCGTAGCTTTGAATTATGTAGCTAACAGATGGCATTTCATCATGTTCCCAAATATTCCACCATTCTCGCTTAATTATAGAACCTTCTTCAGATGTGGGGTTCTGCATCCACTGAGCGTTCCATTTTTGCACTGGCAAAGAAGCTCGAACTTTTTCTAATTCTGACATTTCCCAAAACTCTGGCCATAAAGCATTGTTTGTATCGGGAAAAATAGCAGGAAACTCGACTATCTCCCACTGATCTGCAGCTTCTTCTTTCTGTGCATCTAGTAATTTTGCAGTAAGATCTATCGTACTCCAACGTGTCATCACTACAATAATGGCACCACCTGGTTGCAAACGCTGTCTAGGCCCAGAGGTATACCACTCCCAACAGGACTCTAGTGCACTTGGACTCAAAGCATCCTGCTCGGAGTGTGGATCATCAATAATTAATAGATCTGCACCACGACCTGTAATAGCACCACCGACACCTGCAGCAAAATACTCACCACCTTTGTTGGTTTCCCACCTACCTGCAGATTTAGAATCGGCTTGCAGTTCCACATTGTCAAAGATTCTTTTATATTCAACAGAATCCATCATGTTTCTCACTTTTCTTCCAAATCTTACAGCTAGCTCACCTGTGTGAGTGGTTTGCATAATTTTACGATTGGGTTGTTTACCCATAATCCATGCAGGAAAATAGGTTGAGCAAAACTCAGACTTTGTATGTCTTGGTGGCATATTGACAATAAGCCTGTTAATTTTGCCATTAGCTACATCTTCAAGCTTTTGGGCAAAGATTTGATGATGGCGACCACAAATAAACTCTGGCCACATTTGTTCCACGTAGAACAAGAAGCTGTTATGACATTGTTCTTGTTTGTTAAGAGTCTCTAGGCGTTCTTGCAGAACTAAAGTTTCTTTGATTTCTTGATCTGATAAATGGGCAAGCTTCATAACTCAGCTAACATAGCGTCTATATCAACGGCACCACCGTATTTGAAAGCATTGATACCACGTTTGTTTATAGCATCAAGTAACTCTGGAGTAAATTTTAAGTAAGTACCGTCAAATACTGACCCTGTATCTACTGTTTCTAAAACCCCTTTTTCATCTACGCCTAATTCTTTAAGAACTTTTTTTATTTCCGCTGCTGCATCTTTATAATTTTGCATAACACCCTTTACATCACCCCTAGCTTCAGTGAGTGCTTGGTTTTTCATAATACTTACTCCATCAGCATTTTCTTTATAAGCTTTCAATATGTTAGTTCTCATGGGTAATATGGTATATCTATCTCTACCCCCTTTAAAGTATGGACCTTGGGGTAATCCTTCTGTTTTTGCAGCAACTGCTTTTTTCAATATTTTCACACCATTGGCTATTTCTATGTCTTTGGTGCCAACATCAACAATATCATCAAAATAAGCTCTGGTTAAGTCGCTTGGATTATTAGGTACATCAACATATTTTTGTCGAGTACCTGTATCATCTAGCATGTAGAATATTTCTTCATCTGATTTATCCAAAGACTCTGCAAAAGGTCTGCCAGTAACTCTTTCAATATCTCTTGGACTTATAGAAAACTCAGTCACGCCAAGATCCATAATTTCTTGATCTAACCCATCTAGTAATTCAATGACTTCATCTGGGTCGGATTCTATACCTTTAAATTTATCTGCTTGGATTTCTTGGACTCTAGCAACTTTTTTGTTGTAATCAGCTAGTTTTTTCATTGTTGCGGCTTGTTGTTTAGGATCTATGAATCCTGTGCCTGGTTGCACCACAACTTTTTGGTTAAGAACCTCTTCTATTTTTCTTCTTTTAAGTAATTCTTTTATTACTTTCATTAAAACTTCATCATCCAATTCTCGTAAATTTTTGTAGCCTTTTGCCATAAGTGTGGCATCAGTTACTTTTGGATCTAATGCTTTAATATCTTTAAATATTTGTGCTGATTTTGGTTTTTTATACTTGCCACCTTGACTTGCAGGCCTAATATAATCTTGTTTCAGAATCAACAAAGTGTCCTCTCTAATACCAGATGGTATTTCGTAGTCTACATACCCTTTAGTAAAGTATTCATAGTTATCACCTAACAAACTTTTTTGTGTTGCTACATCATTATCAAGCAAAGCTTTACGTAGTTTAAAATCTATGCCATCAACATAAATCTCATAAAAAGTATCTCCTGTCATACCACCAGGCATTTCTGTTAAATCTGAATAAGCACTATCTGTATCTTGTATAAAATCTTTTAAAATAGCGGCTAATGGTCTGTTTTGTGTAGGAGCACTAAGTCTATACTGGACTGCAACATCCATTTCTTTTATCTTTTTTAAGCCACCAGCATCTTCAAACACTTTTTTAGTCTGTGCTCTAGGCTCTCTAAACTTTCTATTAGCCTCTTTTTGAAAATCACTTTGAATACGGAAAACTTCTTTTATATTGTCAGTTGGTTGTAAGTCTATATTTTCAAAAGCTTTGTCTATTTTCTCTGCGTCCTCTGGCACCAATGCAGATCTTCTAGCCGCATATCTGGCACCTGGTTGCGTAGTAGCATCGCCATCAAACACATAGGCACTGTTGCCACGGTGCTTTTTGCCAAATTTGCTCTGGCTGTAATGATCGGGCGTGCTTCGATATTCACCTGTGCCTCGCATAAAATATAGAGTCTGCCGTTGATCCTCTACATTTAAATAATCTGGTTTTGAGCTTGGATGTTCAAATTCTCTATAAGGTACACTACGAACTTGTAATGAATCCCGTTGTGCTCTTTGCATATAATCATCTAAAAATCCACGACTTATAGTTTTACTGCCTGCTGTTTCGCTAAGTAGCCTTGTGCTTGGAGAGCCATCAGGATCTATCAGTCGCAATAATTTTAGCTCTCCCTCTGGCAAATTGTCAGCTTTCATAGATGCAATCCACTCAGATACTGTTTTTGATTGTTCGCTTGGTTTTAAAGTTCCAATATCGGGTTGTTCGTAGCCATTTAGCCATTTACGAGTTTTTGACCCAAGGTCTAGTTGATAACCTAGTCCACCGCCTGTTCTGTAATCAAGCTCAGCTAAGGGACGTTGTTGGAAAGGCTTAACTTCAGGTAAGGGTGCATCCTTCGGTGCTGAGGGTGTTACTTTTGCTTCAACAGGGGGTTGCTCGGCTTTCGTTGAAGCTTCTAGTGTTTTCGCACCAGATTTTGTTGCACCCCTAGCACCACGAAGGAATCTAAATAACGGTATTAAACTTACGCCTGCTAGTGCAGATATGCCTATATTACCCGCTGCGCCTAGTCTATCGCCTGATTCTATGTTGCTTTTGGCTCTACGACCAAACTCACCAACCTCGTAAGCTGCGATTGCATCGCCTACAATAGGAGAGAGACCTACGGCTATTTGATCTACAAGAGGCAGTTCTTCAAAGGTACGATAGGCCTCACGGATGTTACCTTCAGATATCTTGGTACTAAGATCTGCTAGTATTTCTTTGCGTGCAGCCATGGTAGGCTATTGAGATATAGATTCTAGAATATTAGCTATTTCCATGTCCCTATTGGACATAGTTCTGCCTCTTTCTCCAAATAGGTCTCTATTAGACAAAGGACTAGCCGCTTGATTTTGAATCATGATTTTTTGTTGCTCAAGTTGATCTATTTCATTTACTAAATTCTGAGCACGTAACAATTCATTGTTTCTTACAGCCATTTCGTATTCTTTATATTTATTTTTGATTTCGTTTTCAATAGTAAATTTTTGGGAAAAAGGTGGTCGTTCAGAAAATCTAGGTTCGTTGTCCATGCCAAGCTCTGCAGGGCCGCCCTCAGCAAATAATAGAGATACAGGTTCTATAGCTCCAGATTCAAGCTCTGGAACGGTAGGTTGACCATACATTTCCATGTTTCTTTGGCGTTCAAGTTCATCTTGATAGCCTTGTTGTATCTCCATAAAAAACAATGTTGCAGGCATAGCTGTTTGCTCAACAAGTCCAGAGGCTTCATCTACCGTTTCTGAAATACTTTTGCCCATTCTAGCCGCTATTGCTCCAATAGCCGCTGGGTCAATCACCATATTCTGTGCATCATAAGGCTCATTAAACCCTTTAGTGCCTAGTGCTAATGCTCCACCTGCTGTGGCCGCACCCGTACCAACAACTCTTCTAACATCACTCTCTGTTTTTGGGGAGATCATACCTCTTGCCTTTGCAGCCCCTAGCAATCCACCACGTTGAGGCTTCATAGGTATTCCCTGCTCAGCTAAAACTTTATCAATTCTTGCGTCAGCCGCTCTTGAAAATTTTTCATAATCACGGCCTTTAGGTGTTAATACTTGATCTATAATTTCTTCATTACGTTTTTTTCTATTGGTTTTTAAAACCTGCTCTGCTATTTTTTGGGCTCTTGTTATACGACTCATATACCGAACATCTCCCTAGCCATTTGTAGTTCTTCCATAGTGATGCCAACTTGTTCTAGAAATGCTTGTATTTCAGCATCTGAGGCACCTTGTTCTACCATTTGTTGTAAAATATTTATAATTTGCATGAGGGCTTGTTTAGCCTCTTCTTGGTCTGAACCTGATATCTGATCTAATTCTGATTGCATTTGAGCTGGCATTTGCTGACCCATCGGAGTCCCTTGATCGGGCATCATCACAGGGTCTACCTGCATATTCATCATATCTTCTTCCATTCGGTACCTCGTAGATAAAGTTTGATATTAACATAAAAATTAAGACCATGACTAGCATTGTGCTACAAATGTATTTTGTTTGTGTTCGTTATTAAGCTTGTGTGTGTATATACTACGTAGTACGTTTTTTGTCCCCCCCCTTACTTTTTGTAAGATTACCGACCGATAATGTGTGATCTAAAAGAATCCTAGACATAAAAAAAGGGACAACTAATGTCCCTTCTTTTCCTCCGATTATGTGGTTAATTTATTGGCTCAAATGGCTCTATCTGTAATGGAACGACATTATCACCTTCGGCATCTTGCAAGTTCAACAACTCTCTCATTTCACCATGAATACCACCATTAGAAATAACAGTTTGTCCGTTGATTACAAGATGGTCAAGATTTGGCTCAACAATACCTAACGGGATTGAAACATCATCTATTATTATTTGTGCAAACATTTTCATTTAGACCTCCTTATTGATCTAATAGTTAAAGAATTAATTATACTATGAAATGGATACATATTGTGAACTTTATTGTAATTAATTGATCTTTTTATGATCTAACAAACCCCTACCTGGACAGCGGCCCGTAGAGCTGGCAGCAATACCTGGTGCGGCTTCTTGTGTGTGTAAGTGCTTGTATGCATTGGCAGTCCGACCCGACCCGATAAACTCACGCCCGACCCGACATAAGGAACACCAACACATACAAAGCTATTGTAATAATAAAGAGCGTGTCCATTCACTCCTCAGTATATCCATCAAACCAAACGCCACGTTCGTGTGTGTCTTCTCGCTGACAATGTTCTTGTGCTTCAGCTTCAGTTAAACCAGTTTTAATTATCTTGTTGTGGTCTTGATGACTACTATCTTTATAAAATCTTACTATCTTATACATTTTCATTCTCCTACTATTAAAAGATCTATTTTAGCAGGTGGATACAATATGTCAACCTGCTCAACAGAACGGCGCCTGGACGCCAGAGGCAGCCCTGGATCTATATTGTGTCTCGTTTGTGTGTGTTTCTCTACGCAGTAGCAAATAAACCCAACCCCCGACTCCCGACATAAAAACCCCGACCATTTCTTCATTAATTGACGGGCTTCATGTCAGCTGCTTTGCCAGATCCTGCTGCTGTGATGTGTGTTAAACTGTGTGTGTATATAGCTAAAACTAGCGACAATCCCGAAATCCCGACATCCCGACATTTCCCGACCGATTATAGGGCTTTTTTCGTGCTTTTATTTTATGAAGGCGACCAAGTGAGAGGGTAGATGCGATTAATCCTCAAAATACCATCATATAAATATTTATTACTGTAAAACGTAGCTACACATTGTTTAGATACATAACTTGACATATTGGATACAGATAGTATCATATAGACTTAGTTAACACATTTTAAAAATGGAGGAAATATGGGAACTAGATCAAATATAGCTTATGAACAAGCTGACGGAAAAGTTATAGTTACTTACTGCCACTATGACGGCTATCCTGAATACAATGGCAGAATCATTAACAAATACTACAACAACAAAGCTAAAGCAAAAGAGTTAGCTAATGTTGGTTATCTAAGTGGACTTAAATCAACTATTGCAGAATCAATAGAAGATAGAGTGCATGAAGATAAACCTGTAGTGTATGACAACATTAGACAATATCTTAATGATGTAAATTGGGACATTGAATACTCATATCTGTATAGCAACGAGCAATGGTATATCTTAGACGATATGATGAAGGTAGATGATGATTATAAGATCATTGATCAAAACTTTAAACCAACACAGTTCAAACCATTGTGGTCAGTTCTGGCACGATTGGAGAAGGTGTCAGCATGATCAGGAAGTTTGAACAAGATGCAATAGTCAATGAACTCATGATTGGAGTTCATGAGACTATTGATAAAACTATGAAACGTGCTAAACGCAATAAGGACATCAAGACAATGGAGAAAGTTGCTATTTGGTACAAGAACATCGAGACAACCAAGAACTCCATCACGGATAAACTTGCAGTGGCTTTATTAGACAAAGCAAATCAAGGCAGAATAGAACAAGTATTAACACAAATTATGAAAGAGTTAGAGGTATAACGATGGATACATGTAATCTATGCAAAAAACAAGTAGATGAAAGATCAACTCAAGACCAAGCAGGTTATTCGTTATGCCTTACTTGTAGTAATCAATACACAGACGAAGAATTAGTTGAAGTTATGGAGGATCAACAATGAAACTTACAGAAAAACAAATATTAAATATTTTAGAAAACAATCTTATTGATAAATGTACTGAAGAAGAAAAAAAACAAGTGTATGTCTTTGCCTTTGGCGAAAAGTTTATGACTTCTAACGATAAAGGATCACTTAAGGAGGAGGTGGAAGCATGAAACCAACAGACGCAGAAAACACTATAAAGAAACTTAAATATCCAAAACACTTACGCCATTTATCTATCGAACGTTTAGAGATTCTGGCGAAGATATTTACACCAAGAGGGAGATGAATGATGAGTATTAAGGAATTAGGCAGTGCAGGATTTTCAGTTAATTTATCTGATGGTGTAATTACTATTAGACATTGTGAGTCCAATTCTATTCTAGCTGAATGGACTGCAAATACAGGAGATTGGGATATTTTATGGAAAACTATTAGAGATTTAGAGGAGGCAAACGAGGTAAATGATGAAAATTAAAACACCAAGAATAACACATAGCGAAGTATCTGATTGGGTTGATACTTTTGACGGCAATGATGCAACAGTAATTTTAGCTGCAATTGCAAACAATGAACTTAATACCGAAGAAATGATTGATAGTATCTTATCTTTTGCTGATGGAGAAACTAGCCAAGCTGAATTTTGGTATCAACAAATGTGGAGGAAAGAAGAATGAGTACTTATTATCGACCAAGCAAACCAATACCACTTGACGACATTAAAAACAATGAAGTCTTACAAGAGATTGGCTTCGAGATAACAAACCTAAGAGACAAGAAATACTTTTGTCACGAAGGACACTATATACATTTTGAGCTGAACGATAACAATGAAGTTATAGATCTGTTTCGTTATGGTGGCAATAACGCAGATAAAATACTCATACCATTAGAGCAAATGTTCAAAGTAGAATTTATATCTGAGTATGATCTTGGTTATGACGATCTGGCACACGCAGACACTTCTGTGCGTAGATTTAATATCAAAGACGGACAAATTCATTTTCAAGAATGATTGATACATTGTTCTATATCACTATCGCTTGTTATGTGATTAGTTACTTAGCCACAGAGTCTAGAGATAGTGAATAAGTTAGACATTAGAATAGTAGACTTCGATCCCACACTTTACGACCTAGAACGCTACGAGAATATCCATCTTAGTCCCTTTAAGGTGGGTTTTCTTGTTTATACAGACAACAAACTCATACATACAGCTTGGTTTACTTCCGAAACTGCCTTATTTAAAGGTTTAGATAGCTATTTAGACTCTTTTGATTGATCTTCTACTTCTTTCAGGACCTTGCCAGAGTCTTTTTTGTTCTCAATACTTGCCTCAACAATATTACCCATAAGTTGTTTTAACCTGGTTTCGACTTCTTCCCGACTCATTTGATCTACTTTGCCGAACTTAACTTCTTTACGATCTACAATAAGACCTCCGACTTTAAGC